CCAAATTGTTTGTTACTCGAGGATTGGAGACCGATAGGGATATTTTTGCTGTTTCTGCTCGTTCTGCTAATCCTACTACTCCATTTGGTACTGTCGGTACTGGCACAATTCTAGTTGGCACTCAGAATAATATCGGGTGTTTACTTCGTTCAACTATCAATGGATGTACTATTACTTTTCCGGCTCAGTTGAATGGTAATTATCGCGTTAAGTTGACGATGTCTACCGATTCTGCGTATACAGGCACTTTGCAGCGCCCTACTTATACGTTTGCCGGAGGTGTTCAGATGTTTGCCTGTAAAGACCAGTTTGGTGCTGGCGCCAGTGCGTTAATTGATGTAAACCCACAAGTATCTGCTGGGTTTGGTATTGCCGTCACCGGAGTGACAAATTATGTATGTGTTGATATCCTTGATATTGTTCTCAAGAGTTCTGCGAACGGTGTTGATAATTTATTGACACTGAATCTCGTGGGTACTGTCTTTGGATCGTGGACCGCTTCTCTTGAGATCTCTCAGTATACTCAAGAGCCTACTCGCTTGCCGAATGGTGCCATTAATCTCTTGACTGCTTTCAGTTCAAGTAATGCAAACCCTAATGTGTTTGGTGCTAACCAGGTTACTTTTACCAACAGCGTCGGTGTCGTTACTATTCCTGTTTAATTTTTCACAATAATTAAAATGTATAATGATGCTTGGTCTAAAGATTTTCGATCGAGTAGAAGTAGGTCCAGATTTCATAAATGGCACACTCGGCGTGTCAAGCCAGGAAAGCGTAAGTTACGCGGTCCTCGTCGTGCTCATATGTTGCTTGGTAAGTATGGCAATACTCATTTATCTGCTCCGCAGCCAAACCGCCTTGGGTCTCGTGGTGCGCATCTTAACAATTTTATCCAACAGCATCTTGCGACGTCTATAAGGCCCACTGCGCCTTATGTTACACCTCATGTCAGTCCGTATAGGCCTCCGCCGGGTGTTCCCATGGATGTGCAGATGTCTCCTCCTTATTCTGTAATTTCTAGTCAGAATAGTACTCCGCAGTCTGCACGGCAGATGGATGTTTGGAGTCCATCTGGTTATGCTACCCCTCGCAAGTTGAACTTTGCTAATTCTGAGCCTGCTGATGTTGTTAATTACAAGAACTATTATAAGCCTGGTCCTTATGTGACGTCTCCAATTTCTCCTCAAGAGTTGTCTAATGCAAGGCGTTATTTAAAGTCACTCCCTACGGTTCCATCGACTCCGTCGGGGCCGAGTGAGCTTGCTCTTGTTCGTTCGTCTTTGAGACCGACTCCCGCTAGGGTGCCTCCATCTTTTGTGCAGTTAGGTAATTCTCCTTTTGATCTTGAGCTTGCGTCAGCAGTCGGTTCTCGCAAAAGGAGATTGGAGGCTGGCACTCCACATGACGAACAATCTAGATCTGGTGATTACGTTGGTTCGGGCTTGTATACCGGTCGTGGTAAATATAGTTCTAAAAGCCTTAAATCTAAATGGAGGCGTTCCTGGTGATTATTTTAGTTAAAATTTTCTAAATAATTAAGATATAAATGTCCTGAAGTATCATGAGCTGTGTGAGCGAGGTCTTGTCTATAGTTAGTGTTAATCTGTTGTTGCAGTTCGTAGTCTGCGTTTGCTGCAGTGTCGTAATTCCAATGTCGACGAACTCTCATTATAGAAAGTGTTCCTGGCTCTAATGTATACTTCCCTTTAGTATACATCATCATCAAAGAAATTGCACTGTCTTCCGTCTGGAAACCGTTATGTATGTCGGTTCGTAGAGATGATGCTAGCATCTTTATCTTCTCGAACCATTCCTTTCGGATTCGAAACTTGTCCAGGTCCATGAATCCTGGAAGTTCGGGCATAACGATTTCCGGTAAGTAATAAGCCCCCGGTTCAGCCCTGCCTTCTTCTGCCCCGCTCAATCTGGGTTGCTCGCGGACTGCAGGTATCCCGTCGTCTTCCGTATAAAGGTCGTCAGGTATGGATACCGGGTCCGGTACTTGTGTTCTAATTGGTGTTGAGTGCGGATCGTCGTCCGCCGTTTGTTCAAAGAATGGGACTATGCGCTGTTCTTGTTGCTGTGGTTCTCTTATTCTTTGAACGATCTCGTTTATTTCGTACAAGCGAGACAATTGACCTAGCTGATGTAGCAAGTCAGCTTCATCTCCCAGATCCTCTGTGCCGCCCCTGGCCAGATTAGTGTTATATTCGATTGCTTCTCCAAGTTCACGATGTAGATATATTATTTCATTGTCACGATCTCTATCGGCTCTTAGCGTAGTGTTAGGTTGTTGCAGGAGACGTTCCATCTCTCGTGACATTGCGTCTAGCTCTCTTGGAGCGCCTCTTCTGGTGCGCTCTTGTATGTCTCGTACTCGTGATTCGAGTCCTGCAATAAGCCCCGTATAGTACGTGTTGTATTGTCTCTTTTCTTCTTCAGACTCTTGTGCTTGCATGAGTTGATCTGCGAGTGCCATGCTATGTATGTTTAGGAGTCTGTAGTATTCTTTCGTGCTGATATCTTTCTTGAGAAGATTGGAAATGTCTTTAGCGAATGCTTTAGTTGGTCCTTCTGGTCCAAGCATTCGTTTTCCTTGTAGAGTTGGCCTTGGTTCAAATCTTTTCTTCATGATCGAAATATGATTCTTTCACTAACCTTGATAACATCGTCCTGTTAGTGTCTATAGTTTACCGTCCGTTGTCCTATGCCCTCCTCTCCTCCTGAATAGCACCTTGTGTATAGACACCTTTTGTCTTCTTTTTGTTTTGGGGACTTTATTTGTAAAATGTTGAGATGCACAAGTTTTTTGGGGGGACTTAAAAAAACTGCTCGAGATGCACAAAATGTAAAATCATTAATTAATCACATTTTCAAACATTTACAAACAACAAAGCCCCGCCCTCCAACATGGTCAAAACACTTGCTGCCTCTAAACTTGTTCGTAGTCATAAACAGAACCGATCCTATGCCAATGTCCTTCGTAAACAATTCCTTGGATTACATCTGAAGGCTCAGGAATTGGAGCGTAGTATTCTGTTGTTGGAGATGGATCTTCCCGAGAGAGCTAATCTTGACTACGACACAAGAGCTGCCGTGATCCTCGCCAGTATCAAGGAAACAATTCCTGCTTTCATTGATGTTGATCTTACTGATTCCATCTCCACTGATGGAACTCCTTCCACTGTCATGGATCGCGGCGACTCCGTTGAGTATCTTGGTACAGGAACACCCTTTTATCGTGCTCCTTCATATGGTCTTACCAGCATTTCTCCTATCACTCCTTGTGAGATGGCCTCTCTTGCTGATGCTGGTTATTCTGTTCTTAGTGATGTCCAGGTTAATCGTAGGTTGTTCCCTGACGAATCTGATGAGCCTCTTGATACTATCAGTGCTTGTGAGCACGCTCAGAATGATTACGTTTATACTCAAATGATGGATGAATTTTGTCTTTAATTAATTAAAGTTTATTTAAAAGTATGATTGCCGCAACATTCGTCGTGGCATATGTTTACGATATTTTTTTGATATTCGATTGTGTCTTCGGCATCGTCGTCATAATAATGTCGTGTCTCAGTGTTGAGAGTGAAGTTGTTCCCACAGTCTGAGCAATATGTCCACTCGTCGTCGCAAAGTCTGCACCTCCACATTTTATCGTTGAGGTCTAGATGTAGGACTTTGTGTTCGCATTCGCCGTCGAGATCGGCAGTGTCTTCTTCTATTTCAGGTTCGCCGACGTACAGGTTCATGCTGTTGTGTCCTAACCATCGGACTGATCCGATTAGAAGAGACCTTTCTATAGAGTATGTAACTCTGTTTACTTGGGACCACATGTCTTTTTTAGATCCCATGTGTATGGACCACATGTCTTTAAAGGGTGGTTGTTCGGATGGAATGTCAGTTTTTTCCATTTGAAATAATGGTCATTGTTACACCGACATCGCCCTGTTGGTCTCCGAAGTGAAATTACTACACTAGTCCCTAGCCATAAGTATTACCTAGGGACTAGTGTAGTAAAAAATCCCATTTTTTACTTTTTTTCATAAATTCATTCCTTATGAATTTCTTTGATGATGAATGTAATGAATCTGGTGCAACCAAACGCAAAGTTTATGATGAAAGGGAAGATGATAACCCTGCCCGTCCTGTTAAGGGGCGCCGAGAGCCCCAGAGTCGGGGGTGGTGTTTCACAATAAATAATTACTCTCACGAAGACCAGATTCAGATTGCAGATATTCGTTGTGTTTATTTAACCTATGGATGTGAAACCGGCAAATGTGGGACACCTCATCTCCAGGGTTATGTCAATTTTGCTGCCCCCAAGGTCTTTAGTACTGTCCAAAAGCAGTTTCCTTTCGGGAGTCATCTCGAAATGCAGAAGGGAACTTTTGAGCAAGCTATTGCCTACTGCCATAAAGAGGATGATAAGCCTTTTGAAATCGGCAAGAAGCCGTTATCTGCAGCTGCAAAGGGGGCCAAAAATGCTGCAAGGTACGAACTTGCCTACGATCTTGCCAAGGCCGGAAAGCTTAATGAAATTGACCCTCAACTACTTGTGTGTCACTATAGTTCATTTAAGTCGATCAAGAAGGATTACATGGTTACTCCTGCAGATGCAGAATCCACAACTGGATTTTGGATCTATGGTCCGGCCGGAGTGGGCAAGTCGAGATGGGCGCGTGAGCAGTATCCGGGCGCTTATACCAAAATGGTTAACAAGTGGTGGGACGGATATCAGAATCAGCCCTACGTTATCTGCGATGATTGGGACCCTAAACACTTTATGTTAGGGCATCAGTTGAAGATTTGGTCGGATAGATATTCTTATATAGCGGAGAACAAAGGTGGCGCGTTTAGCATTCGCCCCGAAGTCTTCGTCGTGACCTCACAATATTCAATCGAGCAGTGCTTTCCTGACGAGCCTGAGACTATCGCTGCGATAAAACGTCGCTTCAAGGTCGTGCACATGCCGGAGACACCCTTTACAAGTTGTATTTCATAATTTAATTAAATCAAAAACAATGCGTAGAAGATTTTCTTCTTCTTCTGTTCGTTCTTTTAAAGGTCGAGGTAAATATTCTAGTACAAAGTTGGGGCATAAGGTAGCAAATGTTTGGCGGTCGTTGGGCCTTAAGAGTACGGGCCGACATCTTAGAGCCAAATTGAATTCCGAGATAGACGCTGCGCCTTCTATGCAAGGTAGCGGTCTGTATACCGGTAGCGGTCTGTATACCGGTCGTGGTCTGTATACCGGTCGAGGTGGATATGCCCCTCATAAGAATAACTTAATCAAAACTGCGTCTTCTCAATTCTTGAGTACTGGGTCTGTTCCCTCTATGAACACGTCGCGTGATGAAACTGGTACAGTCTATGTTTCTCATCGTGAGTATCTTCAGGATGTTTATGGGCCTGGAACTTCATCTTCATCGTTTATTCCTTTTTCCATTCAAGGGATTCCTGTTAATCCTGCTCTTCAGAATTCGTTTCCCTGGTTGAGTCAAATTGCTCAAAATTTTGATGAGTATGAGTTGCATCAACTTATTTATCACTTTCGGTCGACTACGACTGATAATGGTACTAGCACGAATGGGCAATGTGGTACTGTCATCATGGCTACCAACTATAATGCTTCTGCTCCTTTGTTTCAAGATAAACAAAGTATGGTTGAATACGCTCATTCTCATTCGTGCAAGGTTACTGAGCATATGTCACACGGTGTCGAGTGTGATCCTCGTAAAAAAGGTCTTTCGTCGATGTTGTACACTCGTTCTAATCCTGTTATCACCGATCAGGATATTAAGACCTATGATCATTCATTGTTTCAGATTGCCGTGGCTGGGTCGCCCGTTTCATTCAACGGATTTCCTATTGGGGAATTATGGGTTGAGTATACCGTTGCTTTGCGCAAGCCCAAATTGTTTGTTACTCGAGGATTGGAGACCGATAGGGATATTTTTGCTGTTTCTGCTCGTTCTGCTAATCCTACTACTCCATTTGGTACTGTCGGTACTGGCACAATTCTAGTTGGCACTC